TTACACCAATTTTTTTAAGTACACTTATAAAAATAGAAACAAATGCACCTAATCCGGCTAATCCGGCAACAATCATTAAAATATTTTCTAACATTTTTATTCTCCTTTTTTAAAATAAGTATTTTATAATTTATGTTTTTATTACATTTCTCCAAGATTTTTAAATTTCATAGTTTTAATAAATTTTCCCATTATAAAAGCATAAAATTTTTGAGCCGTTTTCGGACTATTTTCTATCTCATTTATAAAATCATGTCGTTGTGCATAGAAACTACTTAAAACCTTAATTTCATGACGCATAATTTGTTTAATATCTGTTGTATCTACTTTCCCGAATAGTATTTTGACTGTAAATTTTCTTTTATTTAAAAGAATATCTCCTCCTGTTACTCCTCCAGATGAAGTTTTTTCTAATCCTTCTTTTGTTTCTATTTCTGATTTATGTATTGAAACTTGTGGTTCATTTGCGGCATGTTTTGAAGTTAGTGTTTTTATTAATTCAAGAATTTTTAAACGCATAAATAATATCATAACTCTTAAGCGTAGGCTTCCGTGTTGCGTATTTCCGGGAGATTCAAAACGCATCCATAAAAGATAATATATTTTTGTTATAAATCTGCTAAGAGCCGCTATGTTTTCCGCTGCTTTTGTTTCGAGAATAGATTCTAAATCCTTTGTTGCTTTTTCTACTATAGTTATGTCTCCTACTGTAACTCCAAGATTTCTTTTTGAAGCCTCAAGACTAGCACTACTGCTTTTTAATTCTATACCTCGACCATCTACTATTAGCGGTTTTCCCGGTTCGTTTTCTGCAATTGCAATATCAGGTCCCGAAGTAGTTTCAGATATTCCGGCGAGGAGAATTCTCAATCCAAACAAACCTCTTTGAAGAAAAGTCCCGAAATTAGGAGAGCCGAGAGGTAAATTTTTCGATTCGGTAACGGGATAATATCCGGGTAAACCATCGACTTCTTTTGTTGCTTGTTTCCAATATTCCCCCAACTCATCATGACGAGCTACAGAACTAGCAAGCTCTTTAACATATTTTTCGATTTCTTTTTCTATTGGCAACATCTTTTCATCTGATATATTTTTGTTTTCAGATAAAGCTCTTTTTATTTCTCTTACTAAGCCTTCTCTAACTTTATCAATTGTAGGAACTGTTGCTGACCCTAATCTGTATTGCATCTTTACCTCCTTATAATCTACAAGAAGGTTTTAAAATTATCCTTTTAATAGGCTAAATCATCTTCTTGTCTCCGTATCCTTTTTTGTTCCATTTCTTTTTTATACCCGCAATTTTTATTAGAACAAGCAATATACTCTTCTGAAATAACAACCTGAACCCCGTTTCTTATTTCCCCTATATCTCTTACTCTGATTTGAAGTATGCTTCTGCACTCCGGGCAGCGTTCACCGAGGGAACGTTTTAATCTACCTATCATTTTATTCCTTTTTTATTCCCTCATTTAATTCATCTATTAGGGGTTGCTCTATAGCAGTTAAATCAGAAGGATTTCTCATGATATTGGCTTTCTCTAAATCATTAATAAGTCCTGTCCCGACATTTTGTAATTCTTTAATATCATCCGGGGAAATCTTGTTTATTTGGTCTATAAATCCTTCGGCTTTTCCTAATAAATCGGAAAGAACTTTTCCAAGAGAATTGTCTAGTTTTACTTGGTCTTTTATTTCATAAACAATCGACTCTAGTCTCTCTCTAAAATTCCAATAGTTATTAATTTCTTTAGTTATTGTTTCCCAAAGTTCATCGGCAACATATATATTATTATCTATATCGCTCATATCAATATTCGTGTTGAGTTGGATTATATAGTTTTTTAATCTACATTCTGCTTCAAAAACATGATTTTTGGTTTCCGGAATTACGATTTCAGTCATATCACCAAAAAAATCTTTAACATATTCATTGATTAAAAGTACTTGTTCTGAAAAATCGATAAATGGGTTTATTTCTATACTTGTCCCATTATAATCAATTGTTTTATTTTCCGGAGTTTTTATCTCCAATTTAACTCTTTCAACAGTATCCATTATTTCTCCATTTATTTTTTAGTTAAAAAATACACCGCCATTTTTTAATGACGGTGTATTTAATTTATGTTAGGCAGTTCCTTGCGCCATCCAATAAACTTTTGCAAAATGAGCGCTGGCGCTTCCGCTAGAAGCGATAGGACTCACAACACCAGTTAGGGCAGCACTCCCCGACCAACAAGTAACCACAATATTTGTTCCCACAATGCATGCGGAAGTCCATGTATGATATACCGTTGGTCTTCCTTCCAAACTCGCAACAACATTATCAATTACCGATAATCCCGAAGCTACTATTGTAGACGGGGAACTTGGTGAAACTGTTCCACTCACAACTTTTAATGCACCAGTGCTTCCTGAACTTGAAATCAGGGCATTTAGCACTGTTCCTAGTTCCACATTTTGTGCAGCGACCATTGAATTATCAAGGTCATAAATTTCTTTTGTAGTTAAAGCCATATTCTAATCCTCCTTTATAATTCGCTTTTCGATATGTAAATAATATCGCCAGCATTTAATACTTTATTTTTATATTTTTTTGGGATAGCAATATCAGTACCATTTCCGTTGCTATCGATTACATATAATCCACCCTCACTAACTCTACGGATTGTAAACTGAATACTATTTAAAGCTAGTGTATCTTTCGTGGATTCCTCAATAGTTTTTTCTACTTTTGTGGATTCCTCAACAGTTTCTTTCGGCAAGGGTTTTTCAGTAATTTCTTCTATCTTGTTTTCTATAATTTTTTCGTCTCTATTTTCTTCAATACTTTTTGGCATTTTTTATTTTCCTTAATATGATAGGAGCAAATTTTATTCTGCTCCTATTATTTATGCTGTAACAGTAACTGTGACTGAGCCATTAACCGAAGAAGCCGAAGTAGCAGAAGCCGATATGATGGCTGTACCAGCCGATGCTCCTGTAACTACACCAGTACTTCCTCCAACTGTTGCCGCTGCTGAACCAGAGCTAAAGGAAATATATGAGTTAGGGACTTTGAAAGAGCTTCCCGTATAAGGAACGGCATAAACCACCAAAGTTTTACTTTCACCAACTCCTATTGAGAAATTTCCACCCGCAACTGATAATGCCAAAATGCTATCATACCAGTTTGTATTATCGATGATTTCAGTGATTGTAGCGTAGTATGAATCAACCGCGCACGCATCTGCTGTGCTGCTAGCAACAGGCGTGTAAGCGAGAGCCGTACCAGTTAGAGGAGTGTTAGAAACACCATCTGCTTTCATCGAAATCGTGAAAGCCCCTGATAGTTGACCCCTTGGTATGACGATTTGTACCATACCGATTTTATTTGTGGTAACATCAGCGGAATTCAACTGAGTTTCCATGACTAACTTCACAACTTGTGGAATCATACTTGCTTTAATGGTAATACTCTTTCCGGAACTTACATTGGCTGTATAGTAACGTATACACCAGTTTCCGCTTGTTTCAGTCCCGGTAACAGTAAAGCCACCCGCCGAACCGCTGAATGTAACTCTCTGAGTAACTCCCAAAGGAGAAGTTGCCCAACCATATATAGTAGTACCTGTGAAAGCTAACGGCACTTCACTAACAGAACCAGAACTAGCTGTAATCGGTAATGTTTCTTGTACATAATAGTTACCAAGCTCGTATGTAGTACCTACTGTTGCTCCCACCAATTCTAGATTCCATTGCGCTTCTGTTAAGTTAAATTTCATTTCCGCAGTGTGATAGTAAGTATAAAGCAATTGATTACCACGTCCACCACGAACAGGTGCTGAACCTAGAGAAACTTCGATAGAACTGTCTAGCAGTGTCTTTGCTACGAAAAGCAGATTGTCATCGTTGTCATACCCAAAAACGTCTGCGACACTTGTCAAGAATTTCTTTATAGCCATAATTTTAAACCTCCTGTATTTTTTTAATAAATGCTATTTTTTAGCACTGTCGAATGATACTTTGTCTTGCATATCTTGCAGACTTACAGTAACATCTCCATACTTATCTTCGTCGTCTAAACTTGTTAGCCAGTGTTTAATAAACGACTTATCTTTAAACTCAACCATCCCCGACATTGATGAAGCCAGATAGATTTTATAGTGTATAAGATTATCCATCCTCCTTATACTCTTTATGAATTTTCTTATTGTTAAAGAATATATGTACTCTAGGGTAGACCCCGTTGCAATAGAAAGAGCGATTATGTAATCTTCAACAGATGCAGTTTTTTCACCAGATAATTTTCTTTTAAACTCTCTGGCTTTTTCCATAGAATCTCTAACCTCTTTGGAAATATTCTCGTCTATTAACTCTACTAAATTCTGCTCTGCTATTATTTTTTTAATTTCATCAAAGTCATCTGATGTATATGTCTCTTCCCGTATAGTAAAAATGGGTTTTCCTTTTTTGTCATATCTATATCTTTTTATACTTTCTTCTATTTTTTCAAATGTATCCTCTTCCTTAAGACACATGTGGAGTAATCTATCATACCATATTAAATAAGGATAATCTATAGGATTTTCCTCGGTGATACGAAATATATATTCCATATAAGTCATTGAGATTATTTTTGGGTCGGGAATACTATTCTTGTCTATTGTTAGACATTGGGAATAAACATTAAAAAGCAAATAGTCTTTTACTGTCACCGGATATATTTTTATATTTTTATGTGATATAGGCAAATCATAAGTAAGATAATATGTAATATCCATTTTATTTTTTATGCCGAGTAAGTTGCAAATATTATTTGTTTTCCGCCAAAGGGTATTTGACCTGCCTGAAACAACCTAGAACTTTGGTCAATCATCCTATCAATAGCCATTAATCCTAATATACCTATGTTTATACCATTAAACAGAGCAAGAAGTTCTCCTGTAATCGTATCAATTCTTGTTGTATAATTAGATAGATGATTTATTTTATAATGGGAAAATACTTCCATGCTTATTTCTATAACTCCAATTGTACGATTCTGACCTATAGCATATTGAGGCATTATTCTAACCAGTGTGCATTCATCTACTAAAACGTCGGGTTGCTTACCGTCCATGAAAACATTAAATTTCGAACTATCTTGCTGTCCGGCATATATCAGAGTCGCTTTTTCCTCTTGGGTTAAATCTGCTTTATTCCAAGCGTCGGGGCTGGTATATTTTAATAATTTCCACACGAGTTCGTTATTATCCATCATATATTTTATGCAATTATATGATAACTGATTGAAATTTTGAAAATTATTATAAGCTATCATCCCGATATCTTGAGTTAGTATATTTGGCATATTACCTCCATATATTTTTTCTATGCGTTATCGAATTGCCATGCACCACGTAAGAAAATATCAAACGTTTTTGGAGTTACAACAGAACCTGTTGTGCACTGTACTGTCAGATGAGATATTAGGTTTTTTAGTACATTTGTAACCTTAAAGTGATTTCCATCGGTTTGAGCAAAAATATAATCAGTTAAAGGAACATTGCTACCGCTACACGTAATAACGAATGAACCGGATGATTGAACACCGTTTTCATATAAATAGACAGAGTATGTTCTATTGCTTCCTTCCAGAATATAATTTGTATTCGGACTAATTAATATTTCATTGTTCATCGTTGGACTAGCGCTGACAGTTATCCAGCATATATCGCTTGCTGGATTTCCATAAACAGACGCTGTTATTGTACAAGTTCCATTTGTATTAAAAGTAACAAGAGCGCTTCCACTACTTCCACTGATTGAAGCTATTGCTGGATTAGAACTTACCCATTCCATTGCTCTTACAACACTATCCCCGTTATAAATAACGCTTGCATTTAATTGCATAGCGCCAGTCGGAGAACCTGATATACTACCACTGCTTAAAATAACACGGTAGATATTTGTATGAACATCACAAATTCCATTAATAACATCATCTAACTCGTTATTAATGAAATTAGCACTCATGTCTAATGTTAATATGTGCGCGCTTTCATTGTCGTATGTTTCTACATTTGTAAAATCATTTATACCTGTTCCGGTTACTTTATAACAGACCCAATGCCCGGTGTTTCCAAATAAAAATCTTTGATTTTCATTTATTTTTCCAGAGTTAGCATTTAATTGGGCATAGATTTTCATAAATCCGCCCGGAGTTGGAAAAGGGGAACCTTGTGTGATATAATCTCTAGGTTCTTTTATTTGATATTCAATAGCGCAAGGTTCTTCATAGTAAACACCTGTTGATTCATCAATCCATCTTAAAGTATTATTACATCTCCTAACCGTGCATGTTGCGGCAATATTTTTAATTACCTCGATATTTATTATTAACCAAATATTATTATCAAATATATAACGTCTTCCCAAATTCATCTGATGATTTAGGTCGGGGAATAAGACTGTTTTCCAATCGTCTCCGAGTTTTAAACCCGTTTCAGCATTGATAACATGGTTAATACGAACGTCTGTATTTTTATATATTTCAGTACCTATTCCGGTCTCTTCTTGAATTGTCCACCAATCCGAAGAATTATAGAACTGCTCATCAAGAGTTTTTTGGAATAAATCGATATATTCTTGTTTGGGGCTTTCCCCTTTTTTTGCTCTCGCATACATAGATGCGGGTATAGATTTATATTCATACGCCATATTGTGCCCCCGAAAAAGATTGATTATACCAGTCTTCCCAATCGTTTCTTCTATAACCATAATCCTGCAATAACTGAGAACATTGTTCTTTTACCATATTTAAGTGATTTGTTTTTTCTCTTAGGTTTTGTGCTTCTGAAGCCATTTTAAAATCTCGGTCACTTATATGCAGATTCATTTGGGTTATATCATTTACAGTTTTCTGAAGCCAATATTTCATCATTAAAATGGCTAATACAACTTTGTTATCCCTGTTTAAAGCCGCGGGAAATTCTTTTGTAATATTGTCGTAATTTAAATCTTGGTCACACACTTTAAAGTCTACGATTGCAAAATCTAACCATGCTTGTAGATAATTTTCAAAATCCGGGACCGATGTATTAAACAAATCCATAAGTCTATAATCAGTAACAGTCATCATGAAAAAATCGTAAATCTCTGATAAATTTGTATTAGCCATTTTCACCTCCGTCTAAGAAATCAAGCGGATTTTTTAAATTATTTGATATTATGTTTGATTATTGTTGTTGATTTTGTTCAGACAATTCCTGAGCCAATGCCTTTTCTTCTTCCGCCTTATTTGAAATATCAATTTTTGATAGTCTAGAAATTCTATCAACCGTATACAAATTTACAGAGGAAGGGTCGGTTTTTATCTTTTCGATAAGTAATTGTACAATTACTTTTTGTTGCTCCGAGTTGGCTGAATTATAAAGCTCTATACAATATTCTGTGTTTATATTATTTAATATTTCGTCTATTTTTTCCTTTGTTAATATTTTGGAGTAAGTTTCATCCAGACCGTGCTGGCGTATAACTATGGGGTCGAGGATATAGAAAAATCCTGCTTCCATAAAACTGCGGTCAACCTCTATTATATCTACCAAGTCTTTATAGAGAATATTTTTCACTTCTCCAAATTTGGTAAATTTTTTAATGTCTCCTTGTCCGCCTTCCTTAGTTGACAGATTTAATCTGTAAGGTAAAAGGCTCATAACAGGAACATAATCGTCTAGCAGAACTCTGCTTCTTTTAGCTTGTATGCTCTGTCCTTTTTCTGATTTTTCAGTATTAGTAACAGGCTCTTCTAGTTCTGCTAATCTCGCTTTCAATGAATCGACTTCTTTTTTTTCGTCGTCTGAAAGCTCTTTAGATGTTTTTGTATTCATTTTCTCCTCAATATTTTTAGGTTTTAGAAGAGGGCGAGTTTAATTACTCGCCCCCATTCCATAATAGATTATTATGCCAATTGAATAGTTGCAGCAACTGCGTTTGTAGCAACTGCTGTGCCCCAACTCTTAATCATGGTTGAGGTTTGAACTAAGTTGGCGTTTGCATATACATCGCTGGTGTATGAAAGTACATTACCTTCCAATACAACTTTGATGATTTTCTGTGACGAAGGTGAAACAAGCCAGATACGAGAATCTGAGAGTTTCAAACCGAATGGAGTCTGCCAATCAGCTACCTGTGGCAGAACCATAATATCGGTCCCTTGGAAATCACGTAGATAACCAACCTTTACGTACTCGCTCTGAAAATCATAGCGATAGTTGGCGTTTGATGGGAGAATGCTTGCTAGAGCACGTTGAGTACCGATAGCAACAGCCTTTGACCCACCATTCCATGCGGCAACGGTCTGTGAAAGACGAACAAACTCAGATTGAGTATATCCAGCAACAAGCAAGCCAGTGCTGGAAGTACTATCAATAGCATCCATTGCGGTGTAGAATGCGTTGTACACGTCAACAGCTAAAGCTGTCTCGAATGAGCGTACCATCTTCATAACAAAGTCTGCTAAAGACTCTTTTCCTGCTAAAACTTTCATTAATGACACAAATACTGTCATTTCACGAGGTTCTGGAATAACTGTAATCTGACCTTTAAATTGCTTGTGCAATTCGGTTGTTCTCTTGCTGCGACCCGCTTTAGAAACGATGAATAAATCACGAGGGCTTACATCGAATGCCGCCGAGTCTCCCCAACCGATTGTACGAACATCAGAATAAATTCCGATGCTCTCAATGATGGTTTCTGGAAGAATCATATCGATAACGGCAGAAATAACCGCGAAGGTTGCCCACTTTAAAGCAGGGTGGTTTGCCCAAGTCTCAATAGAGAACTGGTCAAAACCTTGAATACCTGCTACACGTATAATTTCACGCTTTAAAGCCGCGTTTAGTTTTTCCTCTTTTTCTGAAAAACTGAGAGGAACAATTGCCCCCTCGGGTGTAACTGTGTTCTGTTGATATTCTACATTCTTTGCGCCGTTAAGAGCACGATAATGATTCCAATAATCAACGAACATTTTGTAAGGTGTTAAGTTCTGTTCACCTGCGAAAGTTAATACTTGATTTGGGATTTTCATAATATATTTTCTCCTTTTTTCCAATAAATTATATAGAAACGCATTCTAGCTTGTAGGCTGTAACACGTTGGTTATCAATAGCGCCCGTAGCAAGAGAAATATATGTAGCACCGATATATTTGTAGCATAAGCCAGATGCTGCCGCTGCGCTTTCCCATTGCAATTTATAGCTAGTTAATATGGGAGCAGCATAGGTGTGAGAACTGAAAGTGTTAGAGAACGCTTCTGCTGTAAGCACAATAATATCTCCGACCTGCGGTTTGAAAGCGGAAAACACTTTACCTGCCGCATTGAAGAAATTACGTGGGTCAGGGTCTAAGCCCTTATATTGTGCGTTGGTGACAGTGATTTCGTCGCCGGAATATGCCATCCATGCACCCGTTGCAGAACCTGCACTTGGTTGAGTGACAGGGAATACTTCTGTTAAACTACCAGAAGTATATTCTGCACCCATTGCAAAAATATTACCATTATCAATTGGTGAAGCACTGATAACGCTTCTGTTTAAAGAATCGATATTCATTGCTGCAATCGCTGATGGAATTAAAACACTGTGATAAGCCATAATAAAAACCTCCTGTTTTTAAATAAAATTGATATTAGCCTTGGTATTAATCCCACAGGCTTTTTTGTTTCTTTGTTGCACCACCGAAAGGTAATCCAACTTCTATAATGCCCTGATTTTGTGGCATTCTGATTGCAAAATCGAATGATTTCGCTTTGCAAGCATTTCTCCATGCTTCGATATTTGCTAAAGTATAATTTGCGGCATCAGCCTTCATTTCTGCTTTAACGTCATCGGGGAGATAAACAGATACCGAGAGGTCTTTCAAAGTTTCGTTAACCGCAAACTCTTTTTGTTGACCCTCTAGTTCTGCCTTGAACTTCTTAAGTTCCTCGTTTTCTGCCATATATGCCTTGTTGTCCTCAGCCATCTTTTCGATAACTTTAGCCATCTTGCACATCTTAGCATATGCCCCTTGCATAACGATTCCGAAGTCCGCTTCTTTGCCCTTGGCACATTCGACCTTAGCCATTTTCACATCGTCTTCATCGTCATCTTCTGAGAACATTTCTTGCATTTTTTCGAGTGGGAATTCGAATTTCTTCCCTTTTTCCTCTTCTAACTTTTTCTTTGTTTCTTCTGCCACTTTAGCCTTTGCCTCTTCATCGGCAACCATTTGTGCTTCTTTGGCTTTAGCTTCCGCCTCTGCTTTTTCAGCAGCAAACTTTGCGTCCGCCTCTACCTTGGCTTTAGCTTCCGCTTCTGCTTTTTCAGCAGCAAACTTTGCGTCCGCTTCTGTTTTAGCTTTTGCTTCTGCTTCTGCTTTCTCAGCAGCAATTCTTTCTTCTTCTGTCATAGTTTCCTCCTTAACAAAATCTTCTGTATCGTCCGCAGACGCTTTTACAGTATTGCTTTCTCCTAGTCCCAATTTCTCATAGAGACCGTTTAGTTTGCTTACAACACTAGTTTCATTTTGACCTTGTGCTCTCCCTAGAGCAGAAGCTAATCCGCTTTTGTTATAAACCGCTTTCCCATCCACTATTTGCATAATGGGATAATGTAAACTCGAACTTGGGTGTTCTTCCCAACCCGAATCAACAACCAAATATACATCATGGACAAGGGATTTATAATTAGAAGCTTTTAAAACTTTGTGCATTAGCGAGGTTTTATCAACACTCCCCCATGCGGTGTTTGAAACTGCGTCTTCCGACTTATTAACTTGTATCGCTTCACCCTTACCCATATCTTCGGCAGCAAAATCCTCTTCAACAATTTCTTCCCAATATTCCCAATCTTTCAAATCGGAATTATCAGAATTTTCTGAAGCTTTAGCTGTGCTACCAGCATTTTTAACCCATTTTCCATCTTCTACATGGTGGGTTTTTCTAAATGAGCTAATTGCAATAGCCCAACCGTTTTTCTCTTTGTCTACACCAATCGAATCTGCTTGTCTAGCAATTGCGTTAGCTTGAGCGATAGAAATGGGAGGGTCTATTCCCTTTAAAGCCGGATTTATATCTGTTTTTGACTTATAGGGGAATGTGATAAGTTCGCCGTTTATTTTTTCTACCGTTTTTTCTGCCCATTCTTTACTATAATCTCCGCCCCAAAGTAACCAATCGACGGTTTCCTTGCTGTTTTTATGTGTGGAAAAATAATTGTTGATTTCTTTTACCTTTTGAGGGGTTATTATTTTGTTTTTAGTTAAATAACGAGCAAAGGCAACGCCCGTAGATGTACCGCCTCCCTCTTCTTTACGAATACCGAGACCTTTTTCTGCGCTATCTCTTATTTTACTAGGAATTATAATTTCGGTGAAAGAAAATTCTTTCTCTAAATCCTCTTCATATTCTTTTGTAAAAGATAGAATGCTAGCATTAGCCAAGGGTATCGCGGGGGTTACATAACTTCCTAGAACCGTTACTCCTTCATATCTAAAATCGAGAAGTTCTGTTTTCCCATTTCCTTTAGGTTGAGTTTTATACACGCTCATTTCGACACTGACAGGTTTTTTGCCTCCGTCTCTTTTGAAGAAGCTTAACAGTGGACCAGTATACCTTTTCCACACATAAGCTATAGCTGATAACATTGTTCTTCCGTCTTCCAGTTTTCTGCTTTTGACTTCGGCACTTTCTGGAATAAACCCACATGGGGATTCCTCCGAATCGTGGGTGTATGCGTCATCTAAAACCGAATCATATTTCCAAACAAGAGGGCAGTTCTTGATTGTATTCGCTGTTTTGAGAAGAGTTTCTTCAGAAACGTACATGTCATGAAGATTATCCCCTGAAGCAAAAAAATCTAGACTTAAAAGAGCAAATTTAGAATCGGGATTTTCCTGAATCATTTCGACGTTTTCTATATCAAAACTAATTTTTTTTATCAAATTTAACCTCCTCTCTTGGAATTTTTTATAATATAGACAATATTCTTACATCTAACGGCATATGTTTAATACACTCTTTTAGCTTGTCTGTTTTAGCAAAATAGAAATTACCATATCTGTCAAAACTCATTAGGGGTATTTGACAGTGGCGTATAAGCCAACTCTTAACATATTTATTGCATTTATATTTTTCTTGAATTATTTCTGGATTCGTAATCATGACATATATTTATCCTCCTATGGAGTCGCTCCATACTTTTACATGCCACCAGTCGTCCCCGCAGAGTACGGCATTATCCAAAAAAGTTGTGGCTTCTTCGTATTCTTTTTGCTGTTTAGCAATCATTTCCCGCATTTTTTGTTCAACTACATAATTATTATCTTCCATTGCCAACTTAAGAATTTCCCCGATACTTGTGGTCGTGAGTATTTCTCTATCTAAATAAAGTTGTGCTAAGCCCACGATTGAAATAAATTGTGTATTTATTTCATCAATTTCAGGAATAAATACATCAGCATTTAAATCAGTTAACAGAGAAACAAATTCTTTGCCGTGTCCTATCTCTTCCTCGTGTTGGGTTTCAAAAAGTTTTGCGAGATTATCCAAACCTTTATTACGCAAAAAAGCACACATAAACATATAAATATTTGCATTGTGAAACTCATGCCCTATTTGCTCATTTAGTGCACTTCTTAGACTTTCTCCTATAAGTGTCATATTTTACCTCCTCTCTTTGTTTCTAATTATTTTCATAGATTAAGAGATTTTTTCAATAAAAGATATTGCTTCTTTAATTGTTTTTATTTTTCTCAAATCGATTTCTATATATGTTCCGTTTATGTTTGCAAATTTCTTTTTTAATCTATCTTTTTCTTTTTGAAATATAAGTTCTTGTTTTGAAGTTGTACCGTTTCGTTTAGCCTTCATTTTGTGCCAATTTTGTATACTATAATGCTGGATTCCGTTAATTTCGATATATATTCCATTAATAATTGGATTTTCTCCTTGAGAAATATAAATATCATAAGGAAGCCAACGACCCGTGTTTGGATTTTTTAAAATTTTATATTCCGTTTTGGCATTATAATTTTCCACCGCGCTCTAGATTTTGTCCACCCGCTTGTCCTTCGGCAGTTTCATCGCTTATCTTTGATACATCTTTTCTAGGTCTTCCTGCTTCTGGTGTATCCGTAGTTTTTCCCTCTGGTTTAGCCGTAGGTTTAACTACAGGTACACCCGGCGCAGGTTTAGGATTTAATTTAGCCTGTACTTTAGCAGCATCTTGTTGATTTTTAGCGGCTTGGTCGGCTAAATCCATTTGTTGTTTACCAGTTATTTCTGCCATCTGTTTTTGACCTTCGAGAGCAGGTGGAGCAAGCAAATCCATAAAACCAGTTGCTTTTGCTTCTTCCAAGTGTTTCCTAAATTGAGCAGGTTTCATTCCAATTGCCGCACCAATCTTTTGAGGTAAAATAATTCCCACATTAAACAAAGTCATTATAGATTCTAATCTTTGTTGTCTGTTTAAAAAGAACTGTGTACCCTCAAAACTAAATCTGAATTTGAATGATTTTGTATATTTATTGACAAGATAATTCATAAAAATATTAAACTGGTCATATAATGCTGTCATCATTTGCTCATCGACATTTAAGCTTAATTGGGTTTCGAGAACATTGGGTTTAATATCACTTGTAAATATCAAGTTTGTATTTACACCACTCGAAGCCAAGGTTGTTTTTAAGTAACTATCATACAACTCATTTTCTGAGTCAAAACTAATACCCTTCATGTCTTCCAAAGGCGCAGAAGCAACTTTAATAGCCTCATTAATAGAACTTTTAACCAATGCCAAGAACTTACCTAGTAAATCGGGGCTAATGGCAATCATATCTTTTACGCTTGCTTTGGCATCTCTATTTAACATTGGAACTTGACCAATAATCATTTTACTTGCCGCAGCCATGCTTGCGCTCTTTTGAAGATTACGCATCAAAGATTGCAAAATTAAATCACTAAATAAAGGGGTAAAATATGGTAATCTGGTTGCCAGTTCCGGAGAATATTTAAAACACACGCCCACGCTTATAGGCACATCAACCCAATAAATCCAAGTCGAATCTCTAAATTCTGGTGGCATAGAGGGCATATATGGTTTTGCCTTGTTTCCGTTTACCCATATGTCCTTATATTTCTTCTTAAAGAAATCGGGGTACATATTAATGTCAACTCCGGGCAATAAGAACCAATACATATTAAAGCTGAATAAGAAACCACCCTCCCATCTTCCGGTTATTTTGCAATAATCAGCAGGGAGTTCTTGCAAAATAACAGCATCTCCCAAGTCTCTAATAACACCGAAATACGCATCGTTTCTTACCATTTGCTTAACGGCAATAGATAATTCTTTTTTATAAGCAAATTTATCGAGAATATCTTCTACTGCCCTCAAGTCTTTTTTATATTTTGGAGTGTCGTAGTCTTTAGGTTCAGCATCCGATGTGTAGGTAACATCAAATGCAAGCATATCTGCCATATAAGTAATAAGACGCTTATAAACCATCGACCTCATTTCAAAATCTTGAGAGAAGGCACGAAGTTGTAATTCATTGTCTTTAGGATTAGTTATTGCCTGATTGAGAGTCTCCTCGGTAGCAGCCATAGGATTCAAAGTGATGTCCCTCATTCTGCTGCTGATTAGGTCGGGGTTCAAATAGCTCGTATATCCACGAGCGAAGGATATCATGTCCCATATAGTTGCTTCATCAAGCAAAACCTCTTCTTCTTTATTGTCTGTCATTTATACCCTCCTCTCCGCCCAATATCTCTCTAGAGATTCGGACAATTTTTTCTCGATTTTTTTTGTCATTTTTCACCATTATCCTGATATTATTTGTGAGACTCCTAGAAAAGCTTCAATATCGTCCCATTCTGAATTTTTTTCTTGTAATAAATCCAAATCCATCAGACTTATGTAATAATTCATATAGCTTACTGAAGTATAACGGTCTTTCCGAGAACCAGCGGGTTCAATTAGTTTAACTAAACCTTGTGCCGGAGCCATTTCTAAAGCGATGCTTTCGTTTATAAACAAACTTGTTTGTAAATGCGCTTGTAAAAGATATGCTCTTATTCCGGTATCGTCTTGGTCTAAAATATCCTTATTACCCGACTTTATTAAGAATTCTTCTTCGCTATTATCATCAATTAGGAATGTGATTAATTTTTTCTTTAATCTTTCTCTGAACTTTACTGCAATTAAAGAGTTTAGAGGTGCGGTAGCAGAAATTGGGAATATACACTGTACAGCGCCCTGCCCAATAGTTCTAGTAATTAATTCATCGTATACTTTTGTATCTACGTTTATGGAATTCATTACTGTATAAGCGGGGTACTCTACACCTCTTATCTCATCTTTTGTTACCGCAGTTAATGCGTCGAAAACTGAAATTCCAGCATTTGCAAGGTCAAGTACCAGTACATCTCCTTGAAACTCCTCATAGATTTGTTTTATTCTTAATGCTTGTAAATTCGTATTTTTACCGTTGTGGGATTCCATGTAAACTACTTCGGTTAACCAGCCTCTTTTACTTGGTAATAATCTTCCACAGGTTATAATTGTATTGTCATTTGTCGAACCTGCTCGCATAGCTACATCAACAGAAACAATGCGCATTTCATCGCTTAGTTTTGGTATATCGTAATTATTTTTTCTGGTAGTTATGTAAACTTCATCTCGAATAGGTCTCCAACTTCTCTTTATACTTCTTTCGAATAAACCAAGTTTGTAGAACGATAAAGAGGATGACCCATATGGAATATTTCCGTATTCCATAAGAAATGTTATGGGGTCCATGTTGGACCTCTCTCTTATCATCTGATTTTTTGTTTTTATACCATGATGAATTGAAATCGGGTAATCCAAAAACAATGCTTTGGTATTAGTATCCCCGTCTGCAATCATTTTTAAGAATTTCTTCGTTTCTGGATACCATTCATATGATTTATAATGTGCAGAAGAAATAATAATCTCTTGTGGTTCCTCTCTAAGTTCTGCAATTTCTGAATACTTAGGGTTTTTCATAAAAGGTGCTTGTCTTGATACAAGAAAAGGACGAATAATAGAATCTATAATTTCATTAGGTATTAAACGTCTTTCTTCTAAAACTGTTACATTGCTGCGGTGCATTTTGTTATCTGTAAAGTTTTTTATCTTTACATTCTTGAAATTTTTTTCTTTCAAGTTCAGCATATCTTTTTACCCTATAAGGGTAGGCGCACTCTTGGAGATATTATATTCTCATAAACATATATGAGATTCAAACCTTACTACTTTTTGAAATTTAATGATTTAATTTATATTTCATACAATCGATTAAAGAGACATATGGATTTACTATTGATAAAAAATCTTCTGTTTTTCTAGCTGGTATATAAAGTCTTAAATGTTCTCTGTCTTTGTGGAGACTAGATTCAAAATTATATTTTTCATTAAAATATTTTTGTATATTTAATTGACTTTCGCTATCAAATCCTTGAATATGTAGAAATATACATTTTGTTTTATTTCGACCATCTTTGTGTTTTCGAATAGATAGCGTTCCATCATCCATAAACCAAACAGAAATTCCAATAGGGGTTAATTGGTCCAAAATACTATATGGAACAATCTTTTTTTTATTTTCATACATTTCTTTATGTATATTTGTTATAAAGGTATGTGAACCGAGAATAGAATGAAACATCTTATAGATTTTATTTTTGTTTCCTTCAAAAATAGCTTTTCCAGAAAAAACAGAATCTATTTCTCGTGTCCAATAATTTTTATGCAAATTTTCTTTTAGTATTTCCATTTTCCATATCATATAATCGTATTGTTTTGGATTATGGGTACAACCAATATTGTAATTTATGGAATTTTTGCCTAAATGGAGATATCCATCTCCAAGCAACATTCCAATTATAAAACTTTTTAAATCTTCTTTTGATAAAATCATTTTAAATTTCTCCTTTGCCCAAAGAGCAAATATAATAAAAAGTAATAACTCTATGCGTTGCGTGTGAATAATTTATTAAAATTATTTTTCCACTCGGGTTAGCGTCTCAGCTTTCCCGTTTCTTGCGCCATTTTTAATAAGCATTACTGCTTATTGAAGCCATTTGACCTCTACCGCCTTCTCCACTTACTACAACATTAATCTTTGAACCATTATAAAAATCCATGCGCCATTGATTTTGATTTGAAACAAGGTTGGAACATTCTCTAGCAATATTGGGGTGTTCATCTCGTAGAGACCTGCATTTTTCAGAAATAATAAGACCCGCTTGTGCTTTTGTAGAAGAAGCTAAGGCAACAGTAGTGCCGGGATATAAAATACATCTCGCAATAGCATACACGGCGATTAACCATGACTTTGCACTAGCACGAGAGGCTATGCCTACAAACTCTGTTGACCTAGCCATTAAATTTAACCAAAAGCGTTGATAAGGGTATAGCGAGACTTGCATATAATGCTCTACAAAATACGATGGGTTTTGCCTATAGAAGCTGGTCCAACTTTTTATACGGTCACGTTTTTGTTTTGTCATTTCCTTTTCGCTAAGAAATTTTAGGGATTCATTACTTCGAGAATAGGGCTTCATTTTTTTAAGCGGAGGGGTTTTTGATTTTTTGAATTTTTTCATATCTTTTCTCCGATTTTTAATTTGTTTCCTCATCGAGATTCACAAAATTATTTACTTCTCTATCGTCAAATTCTCTTTCTATTTCTTCATTTTCGTCAACGTTAAAATCACGGCTTCCTGTAATAAATCCCCTGAGAGGGCGAACAATATACTTTTGAAAATATTCCTCGGTGTTACCCACGTCTCTGTAAATCTCTCCACGCGGGTCGGATTTTAGCCATTGGGCTGGTTCTTCGCGCTCTATGTCCGCAATCCATTGTCCGAAACTATCCCCTCCTGCGTTTAAAGCATTAGCTTTAGCTACATTCGGAGAAATAGCCAATTTTGTCATTAGTTCTTGTAATTCTTTAACTAGTTTTATCGTATTGTTTCCGGCTAATCTCTCTTTTTTAATGTCTAAAAGATTAAAACACACTTGCTTCAAAAGAACAACTTCTGCCCGGGTGTCCGTAGAATGGGTTTGTTTAAATTCTGCAAATTCTTTTTCTAAAAATAAAACATCTTCTTCTGGAATATCGTTTCCCCAAAATTCTATAACGTCTTGGGGGATGGGTATTTTTTTAATATCCACCTGTTTTTCAGTAAAAATTGTTCCTACATCCTCATATTGAAAATCGTTTATTCCCCCTTTATCCATCGACTTTTTAGTTGCTGTCAATTTCATCAAGTAGATGGAAAAAATAGCACTTACATTTTTACCATTATCTATTAAAGTCTGTATGTGAGCTTTTGTGGCATCAAGAGCCTCATTGGTAAACCTAACATTCAGCGCTTGACACATGCGGTGGGTGGTTTTTTCCATACTTTCATATTGTTGATAAAAATAATCGTATAGGTCCCCAATACATTTTTTGCAGACCGAAAATTTTCCATTTTTATCTATAATCATTCCGTCATAGGCATTATAAAAATTATCAGCCGACAGGACCTTCATGCATTTTCGACAGTAGTATTTTTCTTTTTCATTATTTTCCATTTTATTTTACCTTTATAAAATTAGACTTTTATATATTCTGGCGGAGTACGACCCCCGCCAGAACAATTATATACAAACCCTATATTATTTTTCAAGTCCTATTTTGTAGTTATCAATAAAAGCTAAAGTAACAGCAGCCGAGTTATCAGCGGCAAGTTGGAAGAAAGTCCCAATTTGATTTTCTCCCTCTCCTCCTCCTGCAAGGTCACTGAGCGACCTAAAGCCAAGGAAAGGAATTTCGTTTGAATAAGCTACCTGTGCAACAGCGGCTGTTTCCATAGATAAAGAATCTGCGGTAAATGTTGCCCATACATACTCTCTAAATTCCGCATTATCGACAAAGGTTTGACCGTCTACTCCATTTCCACCAATTTTAATTATGGGTTGTTTATCTAAACAAACACCATCAGGGGTACATTTTTGAAGAAGTGTTTCTGGAATTGATTTTGTATATGAAAGCAATTCTTGAGAAACAGGAAACCAGAACATAGATACTCCTTCATCGGGTATAGCACCTTTTTTGTTGACTGTAACTGAATTAGGAAACATCATCCCGTAATTCGGAAATTCTGGTATTCCCCCAAAAGGTAAAATAAATTCTCCATCAACCTCACGAGCAAAAGTCATTTCTTGATATTGCGCCCATTGTGCGGGTATAACAACATCACCAATATTTAAGCTTGGATTAACTCCTCCGGCAATACCTGAGAAAATTAAATCCCTCACATTGAAATTGTCAAAAAGAAGTTGGGTGTTACTGGCAGCGTTAACCATACTGACCCCGCTAAGAAAAAGGACAACATCAACCCCGTGAATGTTCCCCGTTGTAAATGTTTTACCGTTTAAAACATATTCGGTTTTGTCGGTGGTTTCCGAAAGCAGGATTTCAAGCTCACTATCAAAGGCGGATTCTACGCCAAGTCTAGGGGTGTTATCTAAAAGCCCCCCGGATTTTATTATGGGGAGCGAATATGCAAATGTTGCCACAAGAGCTATGACCAGAACTAGAATAACTACAATATAAACTTTATTACTTTTCATACTTTTCTCCTATTTTTTATGATTTTTTTAAAGCATTGTAAACAGCGAGCGGGTCGTAGTAATTTATTTTTATATATTTACTCTCCTATAATAAAATTCAGATTTTATCTTTCTTTTACGTCTATCTTAATCGTTCTTTCGTCCACCCTGCTTGCGCTTGTTGTCATTTTACAAGCTATAGAATATCTTGTTCCAACACAACCGCTAGTTAACCATGCAACAACGCTCCCGGTTATTGTGCTTGTACTATAAAGATTAACTATTCCGCAGGGGGAAGTGTCTATTACATAATCAGAAATAGTTTCACCATTATCCAGCCACTGTGACCAATCAAAACCATAATCTAATGTTGCATTCGGGTCTTTAATAAAAACATTTGATGACATTAATCACCTCCCGCTATATAAATTGTTCTATCCTTATTGTCATTTCTTACTATAAAAGTTATTCTATTTTCATGCTTAATATAATATACCCTGTTTTCGTATTCAATAATATCGTTTCTATTTTCAGCTTCAATATATAATCTTCTATATTCTATATAAATTGTTCTATCTTTATTGTCATTTCTTACTATAAAAGTTATTCTATTTTCATATTTAATATAATATACTCTGTTTTCGTATTCAATAATATCATTTCTATTTTCAGCTTTAATATATAATCTTCTATATTTACCAGAAGTCATTAAAAAATAAGTTAAGTGAAGCGCAAAAGCGATTTGTACTTGAATAGTATTATCGATTATTAAACTAAAAGTTAGTACATATGGGCTTAATGTTATATTACCAGAGATTTGTGTTTGAATAGCATCATCGGTCTCTAAACTAAAAATAGGTGTTGTCCATGTTAAATTGTCTGATATTTGGGTTTGTGTAACATCCTGAACTATTATACTATAATGAGAACTTAATATTATATCTTCAACAACTTGCAATTGAAAAACATAATCAACTTTTAATGTATAATAAACAAATAATGTTACGCTATTCGAAGTTTGAACATGAACAGTATTATTAATTGCTAATATTTGATGCTGAATTAATTCTACTTTGTCGCCCGTTTGTAATTGGGTTGTATTATTAACCGTTAATATATGATGCTGAATTAAAGCAATTGCATTAGCGATTTGTAGTTGAGTAGAATTATTAACTGCTAAAGTATAGTGTTGACTTAATACTATATTATTGCTGCTTTGCAATTGAATTGCGTTTTGTACAGTTAATATTTGATGTTGCGTAAGATTTACATTTCCAGCAGTTTGTAATTGTATTGTGTTCTGTACTGGAAGTGTACCACCCTGAGCCAAGTTTATATTATCAGAAATTTGTAGTTGTGTAGCATTTTGAATTATTAATATCTGATGCTGTGTTAATGCCACATTTTCAGAAGTTTGTGCTTGAACAACATTATTAATTGCTAAGACCCGATGTTGAATTAAAGCTATCTTATCGCTAATTTGTGACTGAGTAGCACTATTTACAACTAATACCCGATGTTGAATTAAAGCTATATTATCGCTAATTTGTGACTGAGTAGCACTATTTACAACTAATACCCGATATTGTGTCAATACTATATTATTACTGGATTGTAATTGACTTGTGTTGTTTATTGCTAAAACTTGATGTTGAGTCAAAACTATGTTATTAGAAGTTTGTAATTGTGTAGCATTTTGTACTGTTAATACATAATCTTGAGTTAAATCAACTTTATCGCTTGTTTGCGCTTGAGTTGAATTTTGTATAACCAATACTTGATGTTGAGTTAATATTACAGCATTAGATGTTTGTAGCTGTATAGCGTTGTTGACTAAAATTGTATAATATGCAAATAATATAACATTGTCAGATGCCTGTGTTTGCACCGTATTATTAATAACCAAAATATAATGTTGTATTAATAAGATATTATCAGAAGTTTGTAATTGTGTTGTATTACTTGTTACTAAAATATAATGTTGTGTTAATGCTACATTATTGCTGGTTTGTAACTGAGTAGCATCTTGAATTGTCAATATTCGATGCTGTGTTAATGCTACATTATCACTTGATTGTGCTTGCGCAACATTAACGACTGTTAAAGTATAATAAGCAAGTAAGACTACATTATCACTAGTATGTGACTGAGTAGCATTATTTGTAATTAATATTTGATGTTGTGCTAAAGATATATTATTACTGGTCTGTAACTGAGCAACACCCTGAATAGTCAATACTTGATGTTGTGTTAATACTACATTTTCACTTGTTTGTGATTGAATAGAACTGTTAACTACTAATAAATAATCCTGAATTAAAACTATATTTTCAGAAGTTTGTGCTTGTGTGGCATTAGTAACTGTTAAAGTATAATGAGCAAGCAAGACCACATTATTACTAGTATGTGACTGAGTAGCATTATTTATAACTAATATTTGATGTTGCGTTAAGGCTACATCGTCACTGGTCTGTACTTGGGTAGCATTATCAACACTTAAAAAAGGGATTTCACTTCCAAAGTCAATATTGAAAGCAGCCCCCGGATTTAATAGTTTAATATCATGGGAGTATGCCATAACTGCACCTCCCTTTAAACTGCTAAGGCACTAGCAGACCTTCCTATATGAGTTCCATCTTGACTTGCTGAAGCATAAACGGGATAGACATTATCAAAAATATTCAATGTATAAGAACCGCTAGAGGTGCTCAAAGCAGACCCGCTCCAGGCATTATCTGTAGCTCTTATCACATCCACTAGCACATTTGAACCACTTGCGGCAGGATTTGAAAATGAACCGCTCACAACAAAAGTATTGCTATGATGAGTCAGATACATCTTCAACCAAAACAACGCTGCGGTGGAATAGTGCGCACGATATTTTCTTGCGCTTTCGATGTTCATTTGCCCTATATGTAAATTATCTTGGTTGAAACTATCGAGACCCGCTCCGATTTGTTTATAAGTTGCTAATTCACCATCATTACTATGTACAAATACATCAATATTTCTCCAACCGTCCCCGTTAAATTCTCCAGCTAGTTTTTCAGAATGAATAGAAATCCCATTAACCGCTGCTCCCCATCTAGAACCGATTTCATAACCAACACCGTTTAGAAAATATTCGGGGTTTACAATTGTAGGTGTTCTTTGTGTTGCCGTTGCAATTTCGTTCATAGTAGCCACAGCACCGGAAGTTGCTTGGGAAGCCAAAAACCAAATAGTCGTATGGTTGTGGGCTTTCTCTTCTTGCGGAGAAGAGGCGGAAGTATAATTAATATAAGTTAGACCGACCAAACTATTAACCGTTGCGGCAACACTTGTATAGACTTTAAGATTAAGGGTATTTTTACCTCTCGCTAAAGTAAAACCTGAATTATGGTCAACTCTATGTACGAGAGCATGTCCACCAGAGTTAACCAGAGCCGTGAGGGTATATGGTCTTGCTGTTTGTCCTCCCGCTAAAAGATTGAAAGTAGCACCGCCCGCAGATTGCGCATAGAATAAAACGCCAGATTGTGCTAATATTGGATTAGGCTCTTCTACCCATAAATCCCTTTGAAAATAATTTCCATCGGCGGATGTAGTTGACCCCACATAACCGGGATTTGTATCTAAAGGTAATATTACCGAGTTCATTACACTTGCGGAGGTTGAGTCATATTCATAGGTTACACAATATAATCCTCCAAATGTATCAAATCTTGTGGCAGTACTTGAATATGCTTTAAAAGCACTGGCTGCGCTTGCACTGATTGAATAGGGGGTTATTACTACACCAGAACCATTGGTATATTTGGTTAACCAAATATCATAAAAATAAGTCCCTGTATTCAATGCTTGTTCCAAATAACATCTTGATGCTGCTGTATTATTGTTTATCTGATAAAGTGCCCAAAAGTCTGTTGTTGCCGCACCCCCGTCATTACCAAACATTTCAAACCAAGTCGATAAATAGGTCTTATTTGTTTCAGGAAGAAATGTATCTAAAGCTGGAATTTGATTGGCGGGGGCGGGCGTTGTACCTCCCGTTCCTATTTCAATTGCGGTAGCAATTAAAGGCGAACTTCCGCTTTGAATAGGAACACGTACAGTTTTTACACTTCTTGAACCTGAACTATCATATTCATAAGTTATAATTAATTTTGCTGTTAGATTTTCGACATCGGCTGCTGTAGCTGTTGCTATGGCGAGACTGGCTTGACAGCTTTGGCTTGCGCTTGCTCCAAAGTTTGAAACAAAGTAATTGGTAACATCTCGAATAACTAGACCCGCCTCATGGTCGCCTGTATTGGCTTGTGCGGTAGGGGAAAAATCTACATCACTAGCTGCCGCAACACCGAGCCTAATACCCATACGCCAGCCAGAAACATTATAAACAGTGGTAAAAGCATCACGCCAGCCACATTCCAGTATTACTGATTTGAAGGTTCTCGATGTTATTTCTGGTATAGTTAAACCAATCAAAGGAAAATCCCAACGTGTAGACGCTCCCAGCGATGTACCAGTTGTTATGTTGCTTCCAGTGGTAGCAAAAACATATTCAACAGTTTTTTCAGCATCAGCAGCCATAAGCGCCTTCCTTTTTTATAATCATGTTATTGTGTATTATAAAACCCCTCTTCTATTATCATTATCATCAACCCAAGGAGGTATAACATAGAATCTATTTTCTGCTTTAATTGTATAACTCCTATCCTCGAATATAATAATATATGTCCTAGAACTAGGTGTCTCCAATACTCGGAAATAAATCAAAGCAATTTTCGTGGCTATTTGTGCTTGGGCAGCGTTATTGATTATTAGAGTATAATAATTAGAAGTTATTATTATATTATCGCTAGTTTGTTTTTGAACAGTGTCTTGAACAACAAGAATAACTCTTGATATTATATCGCTAGTTGTTTGTAATTGTACAGCATTGTTGACTATTATAGTATAATGTGCGAATAATACCACATTTTCAGCGGTTTGAGGTTGAATAGCGCTATTGGTTATTATGCTATAGTGGGCAAATAATGTTACCTTGCCCGCCGTCTGTAATTGAATGGTATTATTAATTATTAGAATATAATGTTGAATTAAAGTTATACTATTTGCTGTTTGCAACTGAATAGCGTTTTGTACTTGCAATATTTGATGCTGTATTAAAATTACACTATCAGAGGTTTGTAATTGAACAGCATTATTAACCGCCAAAACACAATGCTGAAGTAATATCACATTGTTGGAAGTTTGTAATTGAGTAGCGTTGTTAACTGTTGTTAAGATAAAGCGATAAACTAAAGTTATATTATCTGCTGTTTGCAACTGAAGAGCGTTTTGTATTACTATTACATGATGTTGTATTAAAAGTATATTATTTGCTGTTTGTAGTTGTATAACATTTTGAACTGATAATATATGATGTTGAGTTAAAATTATACTGTCTGCTGTTTGTAATTGAATTATACTATTAATTACTAAGACATGATGCTGAGTTAAAATTATACTTTCAGAAGTTTGTATTTGGATTGTATTTTTAACTGCTAAAATATAATTTTGAGATAATGCTATATTATCAGAGGTTTGTAATTGAACAACATTATTAACCGCCAATATATGATGTTGGATTAAAACTATATTGGTTGATGTTTGCAGTTGAGTTGCGTTATTAACTGTTAATACATGATGCTGTATTAAAATTACATTATCAGAGGTTTGTAGTTGGGTTGCGTTATTAATTGTTAATACATGATGTTGAGTTAAAACAATATTGCCCGCTGTTTGTAATTGAGTTGCATTATTAATTGACAACACATGATGCTGAACTAATACTATATTTTGAGCGGTTTGTAATTGAATAGCATCTTGTATTGATAAAATACCCGCCGTCGCAAGTATTATATTTTGAGCGGCTTGTAATTGAGTAGAATTTTGAACAGATAATATCTGATGCTGAATTAATACTATATTTTCAGATGTTTGTAATTGAGTAGCACTTTGGACAAATAATATCTGATGTTGTGTTAATATTACATTTTCAGACGTTTGCGGCTGTATAGAATTATAAACTGTTATAGCATAATGTGCAAATAAAATTGTATTTTCTGCTGTTTGCGCTTGAGTAGCATTATTAACTAATAATACTTGGTGTTGAGTTAGAATTACGTTTTCCGAAGTCTGTAATTGGGTTGTATTATTAATTGTTAAAATATAATGTTGAATTAATGTTACATTTTCAGAAGTTTGTAATTGAGCAATATTATTGATAGCCAATACTTGATGTTGAGTTAATGTTACATTATCGGCAATTTGAACTTGAATAACATTATTGATAACCAACACTTGATGTTGAGTTAATGTTACGTTATCAGCAATTTGAACTTGAATAGCGTTATTGACTAAAAGATAACCCGCAAAATGTTGGGTTAGTTCTATATTATTGCTGGTTTGTAATTGAGTAACATTTTGAACTGATAATATATAATGCTGTGTTAATTCTACATTATTTACAATTTGCGTTTGGATAGCATTTTGCACTTCCAAACTAAATGCAAGCATGTGCTGCGTTAATATTACATTCTCGGAAGTTTGTGGTTGTGTTGCGTTTTGAACTGTTACAATATAGTGTGCAAATAATATTGTATTATCGGAAGTTTGCAATTGAGTTGCGTTTAAAACAACCAAAACATAATGCCGAACTAGATTTATATTGCTTGCAGTTTGAGACTGAGTAGAGCCATTGATTAACAGGATTTGATGTTGTATCAACCCGATATTATCGGAAGTTTGCAATTGTGAAGCGCCGCCGACCAATAATACTTGATGTTGAATCAATACAATATTTTCTGCAACTTGCAAATGGATAGCACTATTTGTTGATATGTTATAATGTTGTGTCAATCCAACGTTATCGGCGCTTTGTAGATGTGTAGCATTACTAGTCGTCAATATCTGATGTTGAGTTAATACAATATGCTGTGCTGTTTGTGTTTGAGCAGCATTTTGTACAACCAATAAACCAAACATATGAGCAATCAGGGTTATATTATCTGCTGTTTGTAATTGAGTAGCATTACTGATTGCTAGTATATGGTGCTGTGTTAATGCAACATTTTCGACAACTTGATATTGTGTAACATTGTTAATAACCAATATCTGATGCTGAATTAATGTTATATTTTCAGATGTTTGACTCTGAATAGCATTATTAATTGTTAATATATAATGAGCAAATAATGTTATATTCTCACTGGTCTGCGACTGTGTTGCATTTTGAATAACTAATACTTGGTGCTGAGTTAATGTAACACCATTTGCAGTTTGTAGTTGGATTGTATTCTGAATACCCAATACTTGATGCTGTATTAATATTATACTATCCGAAGTCTGCCCCTGTGTAGTATTGTTGGTTATTAATATTTGATGCTGAATTAGTGCAATAGTATCAGAGGTTTGCGATTGGATAGTGCCTTGGACAACCAATACCTGATGTTGAGTAAGCAAAATATTGTCTGAGGTTTGTAATTGGGTTGTATTCTGTACTGCCAAACTGTAATGTGCAAATAATGTTATATTGTCTGATGCTTGAGCTTGAGTAACATTGTTTACTACTATAACATAGTGAGCCAGTAATCCTACAGCATCAGAAGTTTGCGCTTGCGTTGCACTACCGATTATCAAAATATGATGTTGTGTTAATGCTATATTTTGAGAACTTTGTAGTTGAGTAGAATTATCAACTAATATATTATAATACCCTTGATAATTTAGTATTATATTATTTGCGGTTTGAATTTGGGTAGAATTATTAACTATTATTTGATGTACAACTAATAAAACCTTATCCGCTGTTTGTGATTGTGTAGTATTATTAATCGATAAAACGTAATGTTGGGTTAAAGCAACATTGTCGGAAGTCTGTGTTTGTGTAGCATTGTTAATTATTATCTGGTGTACAACTAATAAAACTTTATCGGAAGTCTGAACTTGGGCGGCATTGTTAATCCCCAATACTTGATGTTGAGTTAGAACTACAATACCTGATGTTTGTAATTGTATTGCACTTTGAATTGTAAGTAGATAATCTTGAGTTAAAAGAATATTGTCAGATGTTTGTAATTGTGTAGAAGAAGCAATAACCAAAATTTGATGTTGAGTTAGAACTACAACACCGGAAGTCTGTAATTGTATTGCACCTTGAATTGCTAATAAATAATTTTGAGTTAAAACTACAACACTAGAAGTTTGTAATTGAATTGCATTAGCAACTACTAATACTTGATGTTGAGTTAAAACTACATTTCCCGAAGTTTGTAATTGTGTAGCATTATTGACCAATAAACCATAATGCTGAATCAGAACTATGTTATCGGAAGTTTGTAACTGAATAGCATTATTAATACTCAATACTTGATGTTGAAGCGGGATTATGCTATCCGATGTTTGATTTTGAATAGCGCTGTTTACTACAATAGCATAGTGAGCAAATAATATTGTGGTATCAGAGGTTTGAAGCTGAATAGCATTATTGATTCCCAATACTTGATGCTGAGTTAAGGTTATATTGTCTGATGTTTGCGCCTGTGTTGCGTTATTTACTACTATGTTATAATGAGCAAACAATATTATGTTTTCGGCGGTTTGCGCTTGAATGGAACTATTAACCGACAATACTTGATTCTGAGTTAATGCTATGTTCTCGGATGTTTGATTCTGAACAGCATTATTTATTACTATACTATAATGTGCAAAAAGTGCAACGTTATCAGAAATTTGTAATTGGGGTGTATTTTGAACAATCAATATCTGGTATTGAGTTAAAATTACATTGCCTGATATCTGCAATTGAGTAGCATTATTAACCCCTAATACTTGGTGCTGAGTTAATGCTATTGTCTCGGCAGTTTGTGTTTGCGAAGCACTATTGACTAGTAATACTTGATGTTGAGTTAAAGCTACTTTATCTGATGTTTGAGCTTGGGCTGTGTTATTTACCCCCAACACTTGATGTTGAGTTAATACTATGCTCTCAGATATTTGACTCTGAACAGCATTATTTATTACTATACTATAATGTGCAAAAAGCGCAATATTATCGGAAGTCTGTAATTGTATTGTACTTTGAACAATTAATATTTGATGTTGAGTTAATGTTACATTACCCGATGTTTGTGATTGAGTGGTATTATTAATCACTAACGCTTGATGCTGAGTTAGTGCAACTATTTCGGTAGTTTGTGCTTGTGTGGTGTTATTAACCACTAATACTTGATGTTGAGTTAAAGCTACTTTATCCGATGTTTGAACCTGCGCCGTGTTATTTACCGCTAACACTTGATGTTGAGTTAAAATCACATTTTCAGAAGTATGCACTTGAGTGGCATTGTTAATTGTTATCGAATAATGGGCGCTTAAGATTACGTTCTCTGATGTTTGTGCTATAGTACAATTATTAACTACCAGTGTGTAATGAGCGGTTAATACAACATCACCCGCCGTATGAATTTGAGTAGCATTATTAACCAATATGATATAATGCGCACTCAAGATTATGGCTCCCGATGTTTGTGTGTGTACTGTATTTTGGACGGATAATAGATAATTTTGAGTTAATACAATATTATTTGAAGTGTGTACATGAATAGAATTATTGAGAATTAACGATGCTTCGATTGAATGGTATATAAGATTTAGATGGGGAGAAATTTCATATGGGAAATAATCTAAAGGCATACCAAACATGCCAAAATATTCATTTCTCAATATATAATCAACTATACCAGTAATAATTTCTAATGTTATCTGCCCTTGTGTTGTATTATTAACTATTAATACCCAAACCCGAACTATAATTATTTTATCAGAAGTTTGTACCTGAGTGGCATTGTTAATCATCAATGCATGATGTTGGGTTAAAACTATATTATCGGGAGTTTGTAATTGAATAGATGCATTGATAGCCAATATTTGATGTTGGGTTAAAGTTACAGTTCCCGAGGTTTGTAATTGAGTAGTGCTATTAACCTTCAATATCTGATGTTGAGTTAAAGCTATAATTTCCGAAATCTGTGCCTGAATAGCATTGTTAAGTACTAGAGGAGTATAGTGTTGAGCCAGAGCTACAGTATCTGAAACTTGCAACTGAGTTGCAGTATTAACAACTAGAACTTGATGCTGCGTTAAAGTTACAATTTCAGATGTTTGTAAGTGGATTGCGGCATTGGCTGCTATAGCTCCGCTTGGAATTATTATTACACTCCCGGCGGTCTGTAACTGAGTGGCACTATTAATTACTAAGATATTATGTTGAATTAAAGCGACATTGTTGGCGGTCTGTAATTGAGTAGAAATATTAACAAACAAAATTTGGTGTTGGGTTAAAACAACAATTTCAGAAGTCTGTGATTGAGTGGCATTATTAACTGTAATTGAATAGTAAGCGAATAGTGCAACATTCCCGCTTGTTTGTAACTGAGTAGCAATAGCAATTGCTAAAAGCTGATGTTGAGTTAGTAATATATTATCTGCTGTTTGAGCTTGTGTCGCATTGCTTATGGTTAATATTTGATGTTGGGTTAAGGCTACAGCGCCAGAAATTTGTAACTGAGTAGCATTGTCGGCTATAATTGAATAGTGAGCAAATAATGCAATATTGTTGCTTGTTTGTAACTGAGTAGAAGTACCAACTGCCAAAAGCTGATGTTGAGTTAATAATACATTATCCGATGTTTGAGCTTGTGTTACATTATTTACAATTAATATTTGATGCTGAGTTAACGCGAGAGTGCCGGAAGTCTGTAATTGAATAGATGTATTGATAACCAACACCTGATGTTGAGTTAATATCACATTTCCAGAAGTCTGCAATTGAGTAGTGTTATTAATTGCTAATATCTGATGTTGAGTTAAAGCTATAGTTTCCGAAGCCTGTGCCTGAATAGCATTATTGAGTATTAGAGGGGTATAGTGCTGAGCCAGAGTTACAATATCTGAAACCTGCAACTGCGTTGCAGTATTAGCGATTAAAGCTTGATGTTGCGTTAAAGCTACAGTTACAGATGTTTGTAAGTGTATTGCTGTGTTGGTTGCTATAGCCCCGCTTGGAATTATTGCCGCGCTGTCGGCGGTTTGTAACTGACTGGCGCTATTAATTACTAAAATATTATGCTGTGTTAAAGCAATATTATTAACGGTCTGTAATTGAGTAGAAGTATTAACAAACAAAATTTGATGCTGAGTTAAAGTTACAGTTCCCGAAGTTTGTAATTGTGTAGTGGCGACAATTGCCAAAACCTGATGCTGAGTTGGAGATATATTATCTGAAGATTGTGATTGTGTTGTTCCTTGAACTATAAGCAAATAATCTTGGGCTATTGCTATTTTATCAGAAGTCTGTAACTGAGTAACCCCATTGACAAACAATATCTGATGTTGTATTAAGTCTACACTTCCAGATGTTTGTAACTGAGTGGCATTATTGACTATAATTGAATAATGAGCAAACAATGTAACCCTATCGCTTGTTTGCAACTGACTAGCCCCATTAACCACTAATATCTGATGCTGTGTTAGGGCGACAATACCAGAAGCCTGTAATTGTGTTGCTCCTTGAACTGTAAGGGAATAATCTTGGATTAATGTTATTTTATCAGAAGCCTGTAATTGAGTAGCATTGCCAATCACCAATACTTGATGCTGAATTAAACTTACAACATCCGATGTTTGTAGTTGGGTCGCATTTTTTACTATTATTTGATGTACAATTAATAAAACATTGTTTGATGTTTGTAACTGAGTAGAATCTTGAACCGTAAGTAAATAATCTTGGATTAAGGCTATGGCGTCCGAAGTTTGTAGTTGAGTCGCATTCTTTACTATTATTTGGTGTACAACTAATATAATATTATTTGATGTTTGTGCCTGAGTAGCGCCCTGAACCGTAAGTAAATAATCTTGGGTTAAGGCTACAACATCCGAAGTTTGTAATTGTGCAGCACTACCAATCATTAATATTTGATGTTGGGTTAATGCCACAACTCCGGAAATCTGTGATTGAGCGGAATTATTGACCGTTAATGTAACTGTTCCTGAATAATATGTTAGTGTCGGTTTCTCAGAAGCCTGTAGTTGAGTAGTGCTATTGACTACAATTGAATAATGAGCAGACAACGCAACATTTTCACTTATTTGTAATTGAGTAGCAATAGCAACTGCCAAAATTTGATGTTGAGTTAAAGCAACAATTCCGGATGTTTGTAAATGAGTAACACTTTGAACTGTAAGTAAATAATCTTGAGTTAAAGCGACATTATCAGAAGTTTGTAGTTGAGTCGCATTCTTTACTATTATTTGGTGTACAACTAATAAAACATTATTTGATGTTTGTAACTGAGTAGCGCTTTGAACTGTAAGGGAATAATCTTGAGTTAGTGCTACAGCGCCCGAAGTTTGCGCTTGAGTTGCATTCTTTACTATTATTTGGTGTACAACTAATAAAACATTATTTGAAGTTTGTGATTGTGTAGCACCGCTAACTACTAATATCTGATGCTGAGTTAGTGCTACAGCACCGGAAGTTTGTAATTGCGTTGAGCCTTGAACCGTAAGGGAATAGTCTTGGGTTAAAGCTATGGTATTCGATGTTTGTAACTGAGTAGCACTGGCAACCGCTAATATTTGATGTTGGGTTAAAGTTACTTTGTCTGATGTTTGTGCCTGAGTAGAACTCTGAACCGCAAGTAAATAGTCTTGAGTTAGTGCTACAGCGCCCGAAGTTTGCGCTTGAGTTGCATTCTTTACTATTATTTGGTGTACAACTAATAAAACATTATTTGAAGTTTGTGATTGTGTAGCACCGCTAACTACTAATATCTGATGCTGAGTTAGTGCTACAGCACCGGAAGTTTGTAATTGAGTAGCACCGTTAACCGTTAATGTAGCAGTTCCAGGATGATAAGTTAGAACCACATTATCGGAAGTTTGCAACTGAACAGTTGCTGATGTATAACCATCTTCTAATATGAGTTTATTGCTATCTTCAAGAAGAAGATAAAAGTTTGTTTCAATAAGTAAATCAAAGTGAGGGATTAAGGTTAAAGACCAGTTAGGTCGATAATATTGGGTTAAAACAACTGTTCCGCATGCTTGTACTTGAGTAGCGTTTTTTGCTATTGCTATTGTCTTATTGGTAGTTACAGTAGGTTTACCGGAGGTTTGTTCTTGAGCAGTATTTTGAACTGTTAATGTAATATTTGCCCTAACCGCAAAAGCTATTTCGGATTGATAGGTATCCGAAGTAACAGAGGATTGCATATTATCTTCCCCTACCTCATATGCCACACCCCAAACAACATCCGAGTATGAACCTGCGCTTATATCTGTTTGTCCTGCCCCAACAGGGGACGGGTCAACTGCGGTTTGATAATTTACAACAGAAACAAACCCTATATCATTTGTATTGATAGTTCCTAAAGACGGGGAAGTCCAATTTTGAGCAATGCTCCCGCTAGTCCCGATAATAAAACTGGCAGGAGTTACAGATGTGTTTGATAGAAAGAATAAGAGAGCCTCGGCTGCGTATGACAAACTAACGGTAAAGCTGATTGTAAGTGTCTGCCCTGTTGCCCCTCTGGTTGGAAAACCAGTTTGTCCATACAGCATATAGTATGCTTGCGTCGCGGTTTTATTAATATTATTTTTATCATAATGGCTGATTATATAAGTAAAATGGTCGTGAGCATCAGCATCAAAGTTAGATATATCGAGAATATCTGCTGGCGAAGCATTAAACCAACCGCCTTCTATCAAGAGGATACAGGCGGTAGCATCGGCGGGGACAGTTATTCCCGTTATAGTCGCTGTACTTCCTACCGACATGGTGTATAGTATGTCTTTACTATATACTGTTCCTATTACAATGCCCGCTATTTGGGATTGGGTTAACACCATTGTTTCAGAAGTTTGCAATTGAGTAGCGTTTTTTGCTATTGCTATTGTCTTATTGGTAGTTACAGTAGGTTTACCGGAGGTTTGTGTATGAGTAGCAGTATTAATCGTTAATGTACCAGTTCCAGAATGATAAGTTAGGGCTACATTATCCGATGTTTGTGACTGAGTAGCATTATCAACTGGCAAACTTGCCTTAATAGCAAATGCTATTTCTGATTGGTAACTAGAAGTAGTAACGGAGGTTGAAGGAGTGGCTTCTCCAAATTCATACCCGATTCCATATACAACATTCCCATATGTTCCTGTAAGCAAATCGGTCTGATTGCTTCCGGCGGGGGAGGGGTCAACTGCGGTTTGATAGTTAATAACCTCTACAAAAGAAATATCAGAAGGATTAAGGGTTCCTAAAGAAGTAAATGTCCTGTTTTGAGCAACGTTTCCGTCAGTCCCCATAATAAAACTAGAAGCATTTGTAGTTGTTCCCGATAAGAAAAATAAAGCAACTTTACCACTATATTGTGATGCAACAGTATAACTACCATAAAAGGTATTACCAGTAGACCCTCTGGTTGGGAAACCAGTTTGACCATATAGCATATAGTGTGCTTGTGTTGCAGTTCTACCAGTTTGATTAGCGTCATACCATGATATTATATATGTAAAATGGTCATGAGTGTCATTATCAAAGTTAGAAATGTCGAGAATATCCGCTGGCGAAGAACTAAACCAACCTCCCAATCCAATAAGAACACAAGCTGTAGCATCAGAAGGAACGGTTATACCTGTTATAGTAAATGTACTTGCTGCTGCAAAAGGAGCCGCCAAATCAGCGGTATAGACTGTACTAATTGTAATAGTCATTAGACACCTCCCCTATGGGAGTATAAGGTGGATAATAAGTGATTAGTAGCCATATCCACCTCCTATTTCTTTATTAGATTATTACAATATTAGTCCTGTTACCGTTGGAATCTACGGTAGCCACGACCCTATTTGTACCATCTCCTAAATCTCTAAACGTTATTGTACTGGTATTTCCACCACTAACTCTGCCTGCCATAACCGCCGCCATGATTTGTAATACTTGCTTGAAATTATATGAACCATCGATGATTTCAGTTAGGATACTGCTACCACTAACTTCAAGTAAATCAGTCCCGGTAATAGAGTCATATACATTGGAAGGAACTACCATCCAAGAATCCCAAACGGGTAAAGCGCCCGCAACATGAACAGCAAGCTGAAGCAAACCAGAACCGCTTGTGTCGGTGGCATTTAATGGGCAAGAATACCAACCCACAAGGTTTGGGTCTGATGTGGCATTACTGCCTTCATTCTTTTGAGCATAAGCTTCACCATTTTTAGATAAGAATATAACCGAAGGAGTAAGGGTGAGGCTGCCTTTTGCGGTTTTACCATCGGTATCATCCACAAATTCACCAATCATTACTGTAGTTGCAGTATTTTTTCTTAATAAACCAGCCATATTATTTACTCCTTAATCTTATGTAGTGCATCATTTTTATGGGGATACCTGCACCTCCCCCTAGAGATATTTTATCAGAAGTTATTAACTGTGTAGCAATCATTATTACTAAAATATAATTTTGAATTAAAGCTATGTTATTTGCAGTTTGAACTTGAATAGTCCCATTAACTAAAGACAAAATATAATGCGCATTTAAAATTATATTATCCGAAATTTGTAATTGTACAGCATTACTAACTGTTAATATTTGGTGTTGGGTTAAAGCTATCTTATCGCTTGTTTGTAATTGAGTTGCACTTTGTATTGATAATAAATAATCTTGAACAAGTGCTACAATACCCGAAGTTTGTAATTGGGCAGTGCTATTAACTGATAATGTATATTTTTGAGTTAATGTTATATTAGTTGCTGTTTGTTCTTGAGTAGAAGTATTGACTACTAATACTTGATGTTGAGTTAAGACTACATTTCCAGAAGTCTGTAATTGTGTAATATCTTGAACAACTAATATCTGATGCTGTGTTAAAGCCACATTACCCGAAGTTTGCAGTTGAATAGTACTTTGGGTTGTAAGCAAATAATCTTGTACTAGTACTATATTATCAGAAGTCTGTAACTGCGTAGTGCCTTGAACAATCAATATTTGATGCTGTGTTAAAGCTACATTTTCAGAAGTTTGTAATTGTGTAGAGGTTTGGGCTAGTAATAATTGATGTTGAGTTAAGGTAACATTATTAGAAATTTGTGCTTGAGATGAGTCTTTAACGTTAAATATTTGCCCAATTTGCGTATCGTCGTCCCGGACAATTAATTCATCAAGATAAAATACTCCCGTAAAAGTTGCACTTGGATTTATATTTGTACAACCAATGTAAATATAACTTATATTATTAAAAGCAACATAATTATAAACAAGGCTCGAACTGCCCACAAAAACCCCGTCTACCCAAAGCGAACAATAGCCATCCCCGGAGTTATCGTCTGTTGCTCTAAACCATTTTCCCTCTATGCAGTGCTCGACATTCTCCGAAATATATTTAATGGTAGAAGACCATTGATTAAAAATATCATCCCAAACTTTAACATAGCAATAATATCCGGTTCCATCACGAGAGATTTCAGCCGTGCCTATTCCTCTTCCAGTCCCATTTAAAGTAAATAATTCAATGTAGTCCCCGGATGCCATAGCGAGCGAATTCAAATTGAGATAGAATCTTGCCCTTGCTACGTTTGATGTTGATATTACTGATAAATTTTTTATACCATAAAAAACATTTATATCATCAACATTCAAACCCATCCCGTAGTTCGTACCTGCCAAGGCTGCACTATTTGTAACTGTTATATCGTTATCTGGATTAACCAAAGAAGAGAACTGGCTTGTATCGCCTGTTTCTAAATCAATATTAACCATGATACCAAAATGTGTTACAAGCGCAATTTTTTGAGAAGTTTGCCCTTGAGCAGAATTTTGGACTGTTAAAGTAACGGTTCCCGAATAATAGGTTAATGTTATATTATCGCTGGTCTGCGCTTGGGTGGCATCGTTTACAGTTAATACCTGATATTGAGTTAAAGTAACATCATCAGAAGTCTGTAATTGAATAGTGTTAGCAACTGCCAAAAACCGATGTTGAGTTAGTAATATATTATCTGATGTTTGAGCTTGCGCTGCGTCGTTTACAGTAAAAGGTGGATAATAAGTCAGGGTTACATTATCCGATGTTTGTGCCTGTGTTGCATTATTGACCGTCAAACCAAAAGTAAGCGCATAAGTAATTTCAACGGTAATATCATCAAAACGAGTATCGATGGCTGAGTTACCGGAGCTATTAGCAACAACTATGCTATATTCAAGCGACAATCTCACGCTGGTTGAACCTGATGTATAGGCTGCTCCAACCGATACAAGTGAACTCGCCCCTTTTGTTTGATAACTAGCGTCTGTTGCAGTAGCCATCGCACTACCGCTAATCATAGTGGCTACCGTGGCATTCGAATCATCGATAAATTTTATAGTTACCGAGTGGCTGGTCAGCTTGGTGTTGGTAACGACCTTCTTTTTCCAAGTGGTTATACGAACTTGGCTGACCGTGTTAGTCGGGTAGATACCAAACATGCTTGCCCAAGTATCACCCGCACCGCTCTTTCTGGCATATTCAGTAGCTGTGGTGTTTTTAGTTGTTTCGGTAAATTTGCCTGCTACATCCGTGTCATCTCTAGCATAGGTAATATTAGCGTTGTTTCCAGCATCAGCGAGGTTCTCCCACGCATTAGTGGTATCCCAATTTGTCCAGTTGAATGTAACGGTTGCCATAGTTTACCTCCATCTGCTTATATCTGCACCACAAATTTTACAGTATTTTTCTCCCCATTCTTCCTCGGGTGTACTTCCGTGGCTGCCGTGCGGGATGGTGAGGCAAAGTGCTCTGCATTCATCGCAACAAGCGCATACTTGTATCCACTCCTCGGGAGGATTATCTCTGAGGACAGTTGAGCAAGTATGTATTTCTGAAAATATATCCTGATGTTTGATACAAGCCGCTTTCGTGGTATATCCTGAAGCATTTTTTACATAATATGGAGTTTTAAGCATAATGACCTCCTATAAGCTCATATATCGGAGGGTCAATGAGATACCGTGTTTCAACGTTAGTTTTGTAGGAAATTTCATTTGTGTAAGGAGGGGTTCTACGTGTGTGTTCTAAAATATGTACCATAAACACCTCCGCTTTTATTCTCTAATTTTTATCTTGCTTTAATAAAAAAAATATAGCGCAAAAGCGCTATATTTTAAGGCATGAAGAATAACCTACTAAGACAACTATTAAGTTGGGTCTTGTATTTGAATTTTCCAAGTCGGGATGTCTACTGTACCACCGCTTACCAGGTATTGCTCTGTGCAAGTTGTTACATAGAGTAATCTTGAGTTTGTCACATCGAGCAAGCAAACAGCTAAAGCTGAACCGGAGACTGTAATCGAAGCACTGGTTTTTGCGGTCATTGCCAAGCTTCTTCCGCTGGTTTCATTTGCAAGCGTGAAGCAACCACTGGTGATACCAATTCCTGCCAAACACAAGGTTGCCCTTGCATCAGCATAGGTTCCCGGACTTCCTGAACAAACAGTATAATATTGGGATGAACCTGATACATAATAAAACGCAGCATCGAGGAATCCATCAGCGCAAAGTTTTCCCATAATTTACCTTCCTTTTCTTTTTTTAGTTTGGTTCGTGCGAGCATATTTTCCCGCCGATTGTTGTTTAATTACAATTATGACACAATTTTATATTCGTTCTGGTCATAATTAGACAAGGCATCTAAATAAGATTGCCCATTATCATTATATTTTAATTCTTTTATATATTTTTATTGTCCAATATGACTTATATTGACTGTATTACCATCTTGAACTTCCAAAACAAAATGTTTTGATTGTTCTTTGTTTTCTTTCTCTTTTTGTTCTTCTTGTTGCTTTTTCGGATGCCTAATCCTTTTATTCTTTTTTTCTTCCATTTTTCGATTCCTTTTTAATGTCTTGTTATGATTATCCAAGTGGGACGACTGTTCCTACAGAGTATGATGATAGATATATATTATCAATTAAACCAAAAGTGCCCCCACCTGTACCCGTAACACTGGCTGCCACAATAGCCTCGCTTTCCAGTCCTATTGATATTCCTAATACAATATTTGCAAGCGTTAATATTGCGGGACATTCGGTTTGGCTCCTTCCTCCTATAAGTGCCACTGCATTATAAATATTTGCCCCACTGCACGAGAGAACACTATTGGGTATATTTATATCTGCCCTTATACTTACAAATTCATTAACAGCAAAATAAAAAGAGGGGAGATTAGAAATATATTCGCTTTTTAATTCTACTCTATCGGTATGAAGAAATACATTAAATATATAATCAGCCATCCATATTAACCTCCTCTATTTAGATTTAATCAATTAAGTCTCAGGGCTAGGAAATATAACTATTTTTCCTTGGCTCGGTATATGCACATGCCCGTGTATATCTATAATTTTTACTTGCTGTTGGTAAACACCGGAAAAACCAGAGCCAGAAAAAGTAACATAAAATTCATTAAAATTTGAATTTGTTCCAACAATACTCCCGGATAAAGCATCGTGAATATAACTCGGGTCGCCATATTTGAAAATAAGCACTTCACATATAGCATTTGTTAGATTAATAGGAGTTCCATCTTGATTAAAAACATTATAATAAAATGTTTGTTCTGCACCAGCAATCATGTGAACTTCTTCTAGATTGTTAGAGACAATTGTAGAAAAATCTGTCATAGTTCATACTCCTTATTATTAATTTTAATCTATCACAACATCAATATTTCCGGCGGCAAATTTAAAACCATCCCCGCTAGTAATCCATACGGGCGCACCGAGTTTTCCCCAAAGCAATGCGTTTCCACCAGTGGAATTATTAAAAACAACAACATGGGTTATTGCACCCCAATCCACCGCAATAGGAGGGCTGGCAAAAACCACGTCGCTTAAATTAGTGGTAGACCCACTTATCGGGGAATACCAAGCACTCGTGCCCTGTACTTGTTTACGCCCATAACCTGTACCCCCCGAGGTAGAAACCTCTGTCCAAGATACAAAGTTATAATCTGTATCAACAACTAGATTTTTTCCTAGAGCCACATATACGCTTGTGCCGGGACTTGACATAGCAGAATTATTTAGGACATGGTTCAATATTTGGGCGGGGATTCCGTTTCCCCAACCCCCCTTGGTCCCGGAAGAAAGCTCAATAATTAAAAATCCCACGGGAATAGAAAAAATTTCTCCGGTACTAATTGCCACTTGATTATTTGTTTGTCCCCAAAACAATATATTTCCATCTGAAGATGCGTCCATAATGGCAACTCCAACAATCGTTCCCCAAGTCGCTGTTGATTCTGGAAATTCTATTTTAGAATAATTGGTTGCGCTATTTCCGCTAACAGTAATCGAAATCGAACTACCTGCTCCTATTCGTATACGAGTATAACCCGTATTCACAGTAGAAACTTCTGTTCCCGGTCTGGTATGACTTGGGGCAATTGTATATAATGCAACCCACACACTGGTGGGGGATGAAGCTGTATTGCGGAGTAAATGATTGATTAGCTTGTTCTCAAGATAGGTCGATAGTGTACCAATTGTCGCCATATTTATTTACTCCTCATGATTGGTTATTAACTTAAACTTACCCCGATACTTCCGGCGAGAAATTTAATCCCATCTCCGGTAAGAATTGTCCTTGCTGGATTGAGTTTTCCCCAAAACAAAGGGCTAAATGCAGAAGAGCTATTCATAAACGCAATATTAGATGCAACCCCCCAATTTATCGGGGCTTGTTCTGTAAAGATTATTATATCATTATTACTTGTAGACCCGCTTGTTGGGGAAGCCCAAGCGCTTGTGCCCGCCACTCGCTTGCGAGAATAGCCCGCTCCGGTTATTTCTGTCCAACTCGTGAGATTAGAAAGCCCGTTCCCAATCCCCGCTCTTCCGAGGGCTATATATACGGTGTCTCCGGGGGTAAGAAAACTACCATGATTTAAAACAAAATTTAATACATCATCCGCAATTGCTGCACCCCATCCCAAAAAAGTGTCGCCTCGCAAACTAATTTTTAAATTTGAGTCAATTTTAACATTGTTTGATATATCAACTACAAGGGGGTAGGTTAAAGCACCATAAAATAATAGATGCCCACCATCGTCTTTTATTCCTATATAATTAACAGTGCCCCAATAGGATGTAGCTGGACCAAAATTTATACCTCCCGAAGTAGCAGTGCCTCCGCCAATGGTGAAAGCAGGGCATTGTATACGAGAGTAACCACCCCCGCTCACTTCTGTTCCGGTATCTAATTTTGTGGGGTCGCTTATGTACAGGGCGGCATAAATACTCGATGATGGTGTATAGGAAGTATTTCTGATAATATGATTTATGAGATTATTTGCTAAATAATAAGACATTATATTAAGTGTTGTCATATCGATTTATCCTCGGTTATCTGAACCATATCTCTATTCCGGGTGCATCGTATGTTCTTGTACCAATTCTAAATCCGTCATTCATATTGACTGTTGCGGGAGTAGAAAGATGTCCCCAATAAATAGGGTTGGTATTTGTAATACTATCATATAAAACAATATCAGTTATAGTTCCCCAAGATGCCGTAGCATTATTAGTAAAAACTATTTCGTTTAAATTATAAGCATAAAGCGACCCCTCAGTAAGCCATTGCGCTCCCCAAGTCGTTTCTGGAAGGAATATTCTGGAATAACCTGTCCCCAAAGAAGAAACCTCTGTCCAACTTGAAAAACGTTTGTCGGTAGTATTGTCAATTACAATATCTTTGCCGAGAGCGAGGTATGCTCCATCCACCGTATAACTAAACTCATCTGCCCCTGTTATCCAATCTAAAAATGCTTTGGAAGAAAAGGTTGTCCATCCTCCAGACGGGGTGGTGTGATAAGCGTTGTTAAATTTGAATATTAAACTTCCTGCTGGAATTTTTAATTGCTGTCCTACTCCAATTGCAACCGGGGCGGTAAACAAGCCCCAAAATAATAGGTTCCCGGAAAGTTGGGCATCATGAATGCCCCAACCATATATTGTGCCCCAATTAACAGTGGCTTGGGAAAACGAGATTGTTTCATTATTAGAAAGTTGAAAATTGGCATAATCAAAACCAGTTACTCGTGAAAACGTTTGGCGAGAATAACCCGCCGCGCTCACTTCTGTCCCACTATTTGAATCTCCTGCGCCCGTGCTATTTGTGTATAGTGCTAAATAAAAATTGGGATTTGATTGATACCCATATGGCTCCCCTCTCAAGAGGTTATTAATAAAAAATGCCCCTAAGTAATTTGAAATTATACTTGTGCTCATATTATTGGATTCCCTACCCAACTTGTCAATATTGTACCCGAAGGTATGGAAAATCCCTGCCCCATGCTGATTGTCACGGGAGGGTTAATATAACCCCAAAAGGCGGGGATGGTTGGCTGGTCGATTGGATATAGAACATAGTTTTCTATTAAACCCCAATCACTTGTGGCGTTGGGGGTAATAACCCATTCTCCATTATTGGTAACATTAGAGCCTGACGCCATCCAGTTGCCAGCTTCCAATGTTAAACGTTGATAATTTCCTCCTGAACATTCGCTCCAATCCCCCGGCTCGAAAAGACCATTTTTTTCGCTGTGAGTATAAAGACCTTTCCCAACAGCCATTTTGTAAGTCCTTGCATATGGAACAGCAGTACCAAAAACCCAATCTAATAATACTTTGCTGTATGGTATACTTGTACCTCCTTTTTTTAAGTCCCAAGGATATTCTCCTATAACTCGTATCTTTGTACCCCCGTTGTTACTAGGGTGTTCGGGAGAATATAGTACAAGTTCGTGAGAAGCGGTTACTGTAATGGTAGTTGGAGTGCCGCCTGGGTAGACACTTAAGAAAGGTATATCGAATAATGGATTTCCCCCTGTTGGTGCATCATATAAAACCTGTCCTATTGCTGGAAGCCAGTCTCCGCTAGCTCCCGGAGCATATTGGACTCCGTTTGGGAAGGCAGCCTGTGTCCAATACATATAGTAACCTTCGTCGGTTGACCCGTTTGACATCACCCATGTTGGGTTAGCACGAGCATATTGGTTTCCGGATAGTTCTGTCCAATTATCCCCTGTGCCATGAGCGCGGACCAATGCAAGATAAGTCCCCGACAATGATGCCGGAGAAGATATATTTGGACCTAGGAAGAAATGTTTAGATAATAAGTCTCCTAAATAAGCGCTCCATGCCATAGTGGTTTACTCCTAACTTTTAAAATGTGCTTACTTGTCCTGTACCAGTGCTCTGTACATTCAAGGTAAAATGCATCGCGGCTTCTGCTTTAGCTTCGGCGGACGGGGATGACGGTGTATTATTATTTAATATAATCATCGTGAATCTTTTTTTATTCATAACTCCTCCGTATTACATAGAATCTGTTACGATTTCAATTTCTGCATTATAGGTTTGTTGTGCCTTCGGAGATGCGCTTGTTCCTAATCTTGTTTTAATAAAATTCCATCCCATAAATGCTTCTGGATTTAAGTTATAAGCTTTTGGAGTAGTACTAACTATTATGGATATTTCTGTGCTAGAGCTATCGTATAGAGGATAAAAATCTACTCCATTGTTTGATACCAGAAAACTAACCAAACTTCCGCTAATTACACTACCGCTAACAATTAAACCAGTTCCTGTTCTTTCGTTCATGCGTATAAGCGCTGATTCTGTATTGCCAATTGTAATAGTTGCGGCATTACTATATTTTGCCATATGAAATCCTCCTTGTTTAAGGACAATGTTTTTATTTTGAATATTTGTTAATACTTTCGAGACCGTCTTTTTGTAGATGAATATTGAAACGATAGGCGATACAGTATTTAATGGATGGTAGACTTCGCTTGACCTATTCAATGCCCGTATCAGCGAAGAAGGAGGTTTGGGAAGACTTTAGGAAAAGTCGTAATCATTGACCACGGGGGTAATAAACAATCAATAAAAGATAAACAGCCCCGCTATTCTGGTCATGCCTTAGCAAAATATATTGCTAAGAACCATCTAAACTGCAAAAAATTGACATGCTCTCTCATATATTATAAATCAATGGTTCTAAACGTCTCCTTGTTTTTTTTGTGCTTATTTCGCCATCTGGCTTTTCTTCTTCTTTCTAATATTATAGAATGTTCTAAACAAGTTCTTTGCCTATTGGATTTTTTTATAAATTCTTTTTTACAAATAATGCATTTTCCTAGTATTTTTGGGTATTCAGATTTTTTGTTTTCAAAAAGGATACTATAAAGATTTATTAAATTATTTAAATCGCTAATTATTATTTCTTTATGGGGGGTTTTATCAATAAAATCTAGGCGTATTAGTTCTCTTTCTGCATTATAAAAAGTAAAATAAGTTTTATATTTGTAAAGGATATCGGCTAAATCAGTTTCGCTGACATTGCTTAATCTGGACAGTCTGATAATATCTAAAAAGTTATTATAATGAATATAATAATTCTCTGAAGCTTTCAAGTTAGATTTATCTTTTTTTACGCTTCCCTTTTTTAAGGCTTTAGAGAAAACAAGTATGGAAAATAAAAGTTTTCTTTCTTTGTTATTATTAATAAGTTTTATTAAATCTATTTCTTTTTGAGAGATAGATACACTATCTATTTTTCGTAAGTTGTACCTAAGTGCCGAACGCACCCATTTTTTTATTGAATCTGCTTCCGTGACCGGGTTAAAACTTTTGTCCTGCATTTTGCAGAACTTTATTATTTCTCTTTCTAAACGAATTTCTCCGAGGTCGTGGGTTTGGCGAATAAATTTTGCAACCAGATACATTTTGCTGTAGTCAATGTTTCCGTCGGGGAAACCATTGTTGAATATTTCTTGGGCATCTTTTTCCTCATCGAATGAAAATGATTTTTTGTTCCGCATATAATTCCTCCAACGAAAATTCTTTAATGGAATATTTAGAGAAAAGATATTCGATATTCCCGTTATCATCTTGAATAGGCATTTGTATAGTACCAGAGGACTTAAGGATTATATTTTCAAAGATACCATCGGGAAACATTTTCCATGCAAAATCAACCATTGTTTTTTCTGCCCCATAGGTTACTTCGATAGCATAATCGGCAAGTTCAGAATCATTTGAACTGATTTCTAGATTGCATTTCTTGCGTAAATAGTGTATAAAGGAGTCCAGATTTCGATAAGAGTTGTTTAAGTCGTGCCTTAAACTTTGTTTAAACGCTTTGTATTCTTGGAGAGCGGTGTTCATTAGAGTGAGTTTGTCTTTATTAAAATTGTGCTCTCCGCTTTGCAAAAGCGTATAGTCAAAATTCTCAGACGATTTTGTGGTATATTTTCCTATAAGGGATAGATTGGCTCGCATGTATCTACTGATACGATTAACAACAGAACTATTGTCAAGGAAGAAAGAACGTTCGTTATATTCTTCAACCATTGTTTCCTCTTCTTTTGGTCTCTTATTAGTACGTAGTATTTCACCAAATGATTTTTTAAAGGCGAGATGGCTATAAATATTATATTTTTTAATTTCTTTGTTATATCTGCTCATATAGTGGGGATATAGGAAACGGAAAAATGCCGGGCGTATATCGCACAAGATACGGTTATTAAATTCCCATTTGGCTCTTTCTTCGGGGGTCATATCTTCTGTTATTTTTTTGTACTTGGTCCAATGTTCACGGAAAGGTGGTACTTTTAAGCCCTTTACCCCATCAATAATTTCTCCTTGTATTACTCTTCCTATCTTTAGTCTGTTCAATAATGTTTCTTGCTCATCACTTCCCATTGGAAATTTTTCCAGCATGCTATATATTGAACTGGATATATTGGTAGCAAACCCGACTTTACTATTATAGCCGTTTAATTGAGTTTCGACTTGTTTTTGGTCATTTCTAGAATCAACAATTGCTTTCTCAGCTTTTTTGCTCTCATAGACAATGGGTATTCCCTGTATTCTGCCTTTAAGCATGGTATCATTATTAATCGTGCAGATTAAATCACCATCAAAATCGGCTCCTCCGTGAATAGCACAATCCATTCCTATACCATTGGCGGGAAAAATGATACCGCTGTGAATATATTTGAACCATTCTTTTGTATCTTTTCTGTCTTGTAAATCGAGTACGTTAAATTCAGAGTGGTGTACAATTGGGCTGCGGATAGCACATATTTTATTTATTCCTTTTTCTAACCAGTATTCAGAATAGTGTTCTCCGTCTTTTAATAGGGGTTCATGGTTAATGTTAAAAATATGGCAAGCTTGATAAAATGGGTCGGCTACCATGAATTGATAATTGGCATTTATTAAAAGACTACCCATATAAGATTCTTTTTTCTTTTTACTGATGGTTTTTAAAAACCTGTTTTGAATATATTTATCTTTAGCAAGTTCCGGGTTCAATAAAATAGCTTTAACAGAAATGTCCGATTTTCTAAATTCTTTTAAATTAAAAGCATGCTCTCCGGTAGCATAAAGAAGCATGTTTTCAGGATTATCCCCACTAACATCTCTGAACCATAAAATTGTAGGTTCACATAGGTTTGCTATATCGGCGTCGTTTAAATCTAAAACTTGTAAAAATTGGTAACTGGTACGCGAATAGGATTTTTCTTTTTTTTGATTGACCTTAGCAATAGAGAAACCCAATCCGTTTTTTTGGCATTTTTTGACATAATCATCCGTATTAACATAAGCATCTGATAGCTTGAACATTGACTCTGAGATAATAAGGTCAATATTTCGCACGTCTTGAATTTTTCCATAAATATCCTTAAAGGTATAGGCTTTGGCTATTTCATTGGCGAATTTTTCAATATCAAAAACAGTAACGAGTCCTTTTGTAAATGGCGCACGGATAATGGCGCAACTAAAAATGTAATCCAGTTCTAATTCTGCGCTCCATTGTTTTGCAAGTTTTGGAGTTATCAAGCCTTGTCCATCCCACGCGTTTGCAATTAATTTATAATCATTTTCTTCAACTTTATCGTCTATGTCAATTCCTTGATAAGTTACAAAATCAACATGGCGTATAGCTTCTATTGTCTTATCGGGTACGATAGCAAATCTCGGGAATGATACAGGTAAAGTTGATGAACTGTATAACGAAAAATACGCACCGAATTTAGCTGTTACCATTGGTACGTTTTCATCCCTATCGTTTTCAAGGATATCCATCAGAGGATGTTTAATATTATTATTTATAAATAAGGCGGTGTTACGCCTTATCATTCCTGCACTTGCTATAAACGGGGTGAATCTTATTCCGTTTATATAGAATCCGTGTTTTTTTAAAATTGTTAAGTAATGAAGTTTGTTTTTAAACTCGATACTTATAAGGTCTTCAACAAATAATATTTTTTCAATTTTTTCTGTGGTATTTTTAAGTTTCTCACGGTTTTTTTCAGTATTTTCAGCCTTTCTGAGCTTTTTTTGTAAAACTAGTAGATTTTCAAGCTCATTTTGGTCATATTTTATATTTTTGAAGTGAAATAATGCTCTTAATAGTTCCGAATCATTAATTGTTATAACTTCTGAATTAATTCTAGCGTTATCAAGAGAAATATCTATAGAATAGTTGCTTTTTTTAAGTCTGTCTGATGAGAATTTTAATATCCAAAATTGTTGTAACTTCTTTATGCTAACCTCCTATATTTCCGGGTTTAATGGATTTGGTAAGTTATTATTTTTTATATAATTGTTATAGGCTTTGCTGCTTTTGTTATATTTTTTATTGTTTATTTTATTCTCTGTGGAGTATATTTATATTATTAGATAGTGACTTTGCTATCCTGCAATTTATTTTTTTTTATCTTTTTTATTTGTAATTTTTTGTGATATAAGTGGGTTAAAGTGGGTGAAAGTGGCTTAAAATTTAAGACAAAAAATTCCCGTAAGGGCATCTCTCTTCTTTCTCACCTCCATTCTTTTCCGTATAAGTTAAGTTAATGGTTGTTTTTTGTAGTGGGGAGTCTTTTTAGGAGCGGACATCCCCGGCTATATTAATCCATATATAACCTATATTAT